CTCAATGACTTTAAAAAATACTTTTCAAATCTACCGGTTGATTCCATTATAATTATATTTATAATATAGGGATGGAATTGCTAAAAAAGTATATTGAAGAAATTGGACAAGATCTTGTACTCGATGACTTTAATCTTAAAGAAGCACAAATGAGACTACCGGCTCGTAAACATTTTTGGGTCGCAAGACTAATAGAAGCAAAAATTAAACGTAATTCCTTTATCGGTGATAAGAAAAAAATTAAAAAGGAATTAGTTAAAAAGGTAATTTCTGATTCACCGGTAAGAATAAGTCAATCTGCTGCTGAATCTGCAGCTGAAAGACATGAATCGATAGATAATCTTAATAAAAATATTGCCGAACAAGATGCAATAATAGAATATCTTGAAAAAGTTGAAAAGGTACTCGGTAATATGCATTGGGAGATCAAAAATATTATCGATATCAATAAAATGGAGCAACTTTAATGCTAACTTTTGACTATAAGCCGAGTAACCGAAAAATTCAGCTTAGAACTGATGATACTGATCTATTTGAACGTATAAGAGAGCATTTTAGTGTAGAAAACGAAGGAGCTAGATTTGCTAGATATAGAGGTAGGTTTGCTGCAAGAAGAAAGTATGCAATAACAGGTACAGGAGCTTGTGAAGTTGGGTTATATTGGGAGATTAGACAGTATTTGATTAATAATCAGATTAAAATTGATGTTGAAGTAACAGATAAACTACAAAAGATACTTAAAGTTGGACGTAATATTGAGTTATATAAAGATTTTACCTTAACGTTGAGAGAATATCAAGAAGATGTAATAAAGAGAGCTTTAAAACTCGGTAGAGGTACATGTGTATTAGGTACTGGTGCAGGAAAAACTCTTACAACTGCAGCTTTAATTGAGAACTACTTCCAATCTTGCCCTGATAAAGATACTTTTAAGTGTGTTGTTCTGGTACCTGATCTCGGACTAGTAACTCAAACGTATGATGAGTTCATAAACTGTGGTACAACCTTCAAACTTACTAAGTGGACCGGTAAAACTAAACCGGATCTTACTGCGAATGTAGTTATATGTAATATAGGCATTGTTCAAAGTCAGTTTGAAGCTAGCGATTGGTTAAAATACATTGATCTACTTATAGTGGACGAGTGTCATAAGATAAAATCATCAAATAAGATCAGTAAAATTGTATCTAAGATTACAACACACAACAAATACGGGTTTACAGGTACACTTCCGGAGAATAACTTAGATAAATGGTCGATTATAGGTAAATTAGGCCCTGTTATATATGAAAAAACGAGTTATGAGTTGAGATTAGAGGATTATTTGGCAAATGTTAATGTAAAGGTGTTAAATCTTGAGTATAACACACCTCCAAGGTATCTTTCTGATAATGCCTATAAAGAAGAGTTGGATTTTATATATGAAAGTGATTTTCGTAACACCTTTTTAACTAAATTGTGTGGTAAATTAGAAAATAACACCCTTATACTTGTTAATCACATCGCTCAAGGGGTAATTCTATCAGAATATCTTACTCAATGTAAAGATAAACAAATTTACTTTATTAGAGGTGAAGTAGAAGTAGAAACACGTGAAGATATAAAGAAAATAATGGAGAAGGATAATAATGTTATATGTGTAGCAATGAGTTCTATCTTTTCTACAGGGGTTAACATCAAAAATCTACATAATATTATATTTGCTGCAGGAGGAAAGTCGTTTATTAGAACAGTTCAGTCAGTTGGACGTGGATTACGAAAACACGCTTCAAAAAACAAGCTAGTTATATTCGATATATGTGATCGATTGAGATACGGTATTAGACACTGCGAAAAACGTAAAGAAATTTACGATGCTGAGAAGATAAAGTATAGTGAAACTAATATTGTTGAAAAATAAACTTTTTATACTATAATTTAACAAATGGCCGCAAAAGAGAAAAAAGAAAAGAAACCATACTATATAGAACCAAAGGTCTTTAAAGCATCGCTACAAAAGTACTATGATACAGATATTCTAACAGACGACTTAGCAGAAAACATTAAAAAAATTGCTTATGGACTGAGTTATAATGGATCATTTATCAATTATACGTATAAAGACGATATGATTGGTGATGCTCTTATTAAAATGTATTCAGCCTTAAAGCATAAAAAGTTTAATTTTGAAAAAGCTACTAATCCATTCTCGTATTTTACAACTATAGCATATCATGCCTTTATTAATAGAATAAAGAAAGAGAAAAAGCATCATGAAGCTGTTACAAAGTATAGAGAACGTGTTTATGAAGATTATATGTCCGATCCGGATAATACACATGGACATGTCTATGTGAAACCACCAGACGAAGAAAATTCTTTTGAAGATTAATAAGCCCAGAGTTGCTATTTTTTCAGATCTTCACTTAGGGGTACATTCTAATAGTTCAGATTGGCATAATTATGCTGTAGAATGGGCTCATTGGTTTAAAGACGAGTGTAAGCGAAAAAATATCAAAGATATAATCTTTTGCGGTGATTGGCATCACAACAGAAGTGAGATATCGGTTAATACCCTGCAAGTATCTGCAGATATATTAGATATTTTGTGTGATTTTAATATTATCGCTATTACTGGTAATCATGATATCTATTATAAACATAGGACTGACGTTAATTCACTGTCTATATTTAAAAAGAGAAAGAATGTAACAATTTTAGACACTTATGATACGATTGAAGCCTTTGATCGTACTATTACCTTTTGTCCTTGGAATACAAACATTAATGAAGTTCCGGAAAGTGATGTTATCTTTGGCCATTTTGAGATAGAGACCTTTAAGATGAACGCCTATAAGGTTTGTGAAGAGGGTATTAAAGTTAAAGATCTTCTTAAAAAAAGTGCACTAGTAATATCCGGTCATTTTCATACAAGACACGAAAAGAAGTTTAGCAAGGGGACTATTCTTTATGTTGGTAACCCATTTCAAATGGATTTTGGTGATGCAGGAAATAAAAAGGGTTATTATGTATTAGATCTAGATACACTAGAGTATAATTTTACGCCTAACAATATATCACCATCATATAAAAAGGTATCTTTGAGTGAATTAGTAAGAGAAGGCTCTATTACAGATAGTGTGGTAAATAATATTGCTAGCAATATTATACGTCTCAAGGTAGATATGAATATATCACAAGCAGACATGGACGTCTTAATTAAAAAGTTAACTTTACTTAAACCAGAAGTGTTAACTGTTGATTATGACATTAATTTTAATCGACTACTCGATGATACAGAAAATAAAGAAGACTTATCGGGTATTGACATTCCTCAAGCTATTGAAGAGTTTGTAAATTTACTTGAAATCAAGAATAAAAAAGAGATAATAAAATATACTCTCAGCTTATATGAAAAAAGTAAACTTTAAAAAGCTTAGTATAGTAAATTTTTTATCTGTAGGAGAAGAGCCCGT